AGCCGATCGGGCTGCTTCCGGTCTTCACCGACACACCCATGAGGGCGATGGCGTTCAGGTCGATCGGTTCGGCATTGCAAAAATAGATGGTCACAAATTCCCCCTATGTATCAATGGTGTCGTAGCGAGAGCATCAGACCCGCCACCACTTCGCGAAAATCGCGCCTGGAATGACGGCAAGAGCAAGCCACCTGACATCGCCCGTGATGCCGGCGCCGAAGATGCCGACGATGAACATGGTGATGAGTGTGAGCGGCCAGAGGTCTACTGGTCGGATCTTCATCGTTCGCGCTCCGCGTGGACAATCTCGCCGTTGAATTTTCTCCACGCCCGAATGGTGCGGGGCTTCTTGATGCCGAGGTGACGCTTGCGAACGCGATCGTTCTTCGCCTTCTGCTTCACGTCTTCGGCGGTCTTGACCTTGTGAGGCTCGACTAGAGCCGGCGCCAAATTACTTTCCCGATTCTCGCCGCCGTTGATGAGGGCGAGCGGGTGCTCGAGCTGCCACTTGTTGCCCGGCATGATCTTGCGACCTGAGAGGTAGCAAATGCCGTTGTGGCGATCGAACACCCGCTGCCTGACGCGCGGAGGGGCTGGCGTGTCCGGGGTCTTACCAATCCATTCGGGGACTTCGCGGGTCATGCTGCGACCCCATCGTGGAACACCACGCCGTGATTGGCGCCGAATGCGCCGATGAGGTCGATCAGATCCGTCATCTCCTGCTTGGACAGATCGGAAGATGACCGGCCGAGGCTGACGAAGCCGTTGCCGTCCAGGTTCGGCACCATGCGGACTTCACGCTTCAGGGCATCCAGGAAGATCAGCTTCCAGTCGTCGGCTGTCAGCCGCAGGCCATGCCACTTCAGTTGAGTGGCAACATCGGTCAGCATGGCCCACATGCGATCGTTCTGCGGGATGGACCGCTTCGGCGCTTTGAACTCGATGCGCGTGCCAGGCGGGAGCTTGGCAGCCCACCGCGCTGCTTTCTGGCGCTCGGCCTCTTCTGTCAGAACGATAACGGCGCGTGTCATTGCTTCCCCCGAAGCGTCGTAGATGTCAGCGGAACTCCGGAGTGAACGGAATGTCGTCGTCCATGTCGTTCTTGCGAACGTTGCTGTAGCCGATATGACTTGTCGAGATCGGGTCGGGTCGGGTCGGGTCGGCCTTCTGCGCTGTCTGGCGCGGCTGATCATCCTTCGGCCGAACCGTGAAGGACAGCGACGGCGAGTCCGGCGAGGCGCCTTCCTTGCGCTTCCAGGCGTTCAGCCAGTACTCAACTCCGTTGACATTGATCGATCCGGTGAAGTCTGCGTCCTGCTTGTCCGGACGCTTCTTCTTGTTCGGCCAGATCGAGCCGCGGTTGGTGTTGTCGAAAGCCATTATTCTGCTGCCTCTGCTGTGCTCGCCCCAATCCGGTCGAGCGTTTCGTTAAGGTGCCGGCGCATCGCAACCGGCATCTGCGCGATCGTCCCAGCGTTGCGCTCGCGGAGCTCTGCCGCCTCGGCTGCGCTGGTAACGAAATGTTTGACGACTTGGTTTGCGAACGAGTAGGCGACGCGGCCGGCTCGCAGGCCCCATCCGGCTTTGAGGCAGAAATCCTCATGGACCTTGTCCAGCTCCTTGCGGACGCCGTCAGCGATGAATGAGGACTTGCCCCGCTGGACGATCGCCACCCACGGTGAATCCATCTCGTAGAGGTAGCGGCCGACGCCCCAACGCACAGCGGCACGCTTCAAGGCATCCGAAAGCATGCCCTTCTCGCCCTCAACGTCGGTTGCGCCGGCCCCGTCTGCCTTCCAGATCCAATTGCCGCTCGGCATCAGAACACCGATGTTGCAGATCGCGACAGCGCCGCTCATGGTGTAGTTGCACTGCCAGCCATCGGGGCCGCAGACCGCATCAAAGCGGTCCATCACGGCGCGGGCGTCCATGTAGGCCAACGCCATGCCCTTGGTCTTGTCGGCATTGGTGCTGCCAATGCGCCACTCGATTTCCTCTGCGGCGAACGGCCGGCAGAGTTCATCGAACATTTCCTGAGCAGTCTCGAAGTTAGCCATTGGAGATCACCCGCGGCTTGAACGTCGGAACCGTGCGCGGCGCCGGCTCCTCGCCATTGTCGATCCGGAGACAGGTGAGGGTGGCGTTGAGTGTATTGTATGCCGACCAAAGATCGGCCTCGACGCGGGGGGTGAACGCCGGCTTGGCGATCGGGTCGTTGCGGAGCCTGGAAAGCTCTTGCACGGCAAGGAAGGCATCCCGCGCGGCCATCTCCACCTTGTATTGTGCTTGTTCTCGCGGGGTCTGCGGCTCGTCGCCCATGTCGTCAAACATTGCCTCACGCATCACATCCTCCAGATTAATCATTGCGGCCCTCCCGACACATGCTTCCACGTCTGCCCCAAGCGGATGCGGCTAACCTGCGATGTGCTGATGCCATACTTGGCGGCGATTTCCTGCTGCGTTCCGGTCTCTGCCCTGATCGCCAGAACGTCTGCCTCTGTTAGCTTAGCGGCGACGTGAGTTTCGCCCTTTGGGGCCCGACCTTTCGAAGCCATGTCGGCCATGTTCTCCGCGTGGGAGCCAAGAAACAGATGGTCGGGGTTGACGCAGGCAGGATTGTCGCAGCTATGGCAGACACAGGCGCCGTCCGGGATCGGTCCATTTCGGAGCTCGTACATCACTCGATGTGCCAGCTTCTTCTTGCCGGAGAAGCCAATGCCGCCGTATCCGTTAGCGTCCTTGTGGGCTGTCCACTCCCAGCAACCGCTCTGGCCAACCGAGACCTTGCCCATTACGCGACGAGCGGTCTGCAACTGCATATCGAGTTCAGACATGACGCCCATGGTTGTCCTCACAGTGCGAAAGCTGCTGCGCCAAAGAAGGCGAGGAAGAAGCCGACCAGCACGAGGCTATTCTCGATTATTTCCATGCGGTCCATCACTCGTCCTCCAACTGATCGAGAAGATCGGCAATGGCTTCCTGCTCAGTGGCGCCGCGGCCGACCGGGTGAGTTGAGAAGAAACCGTCCTGATCGCAGTCGCAGTCGTAATCGTCGGTGACTGCGGACCAGTCCATGTTGCGAACCGGGATCGGTGGGTAATCGTGGTTGGTGCGGATCTTCACACCGTTGATGATGTGGGTCGCCATTTACGCAGCCTCGACCCGGAAGCAGTTGGCGAACGCCTCGCCCTTGCACATCGCAACGAAGTCGCGTTGCTTGACGGTCAGCTCCTTGCCGTCCTGTGCCCAGCGCTCGATGATGACCGACGTAATGTCATCGGTTGCGTCGCGGCTGGTGCCGTTGACCAAATCAATCGCGATGATCTGGCGAAGCGTCTCCACGTCCTCGGCAACGTCTGCAATGACCGTGGCGCGGTCTACGAGGTCGCCGTCGATGAAGGGTTCCTTGCGCCCGCGAAGGACGAAGTACTGCTCGGGCGGCCGAGCGAGGCCGACAACGAGCTGGCGAACATTCTCTGGCGGAAGATGCTGGTTCATGTGACTGGCTCCCCGTGCTGATAGGGAGACTGTGACCGATTTGGTTACAGCAGTCAATAGGTGTGTGGCCAGTGCGGCCACATTTTTTCGAGGCAAAGAAAAACCCGGCTCTGACCGGGTCTAAATCGTTCTATCGGTTCAGGATTGTAACAGTCCCCGATCTCGACCCGCCGGATGCCCCGGCGGACATGTTCTGAAATTTCCGCTCGTCGGCCTCCATGGCGAGCCGTAACCCCTCGCAATTTTGCGGCGCCGACGCGTTCGCAGCCAGGCAGGCCTTATATTGCTCTGAGGAGGCCTGGTATTCGTTCCGGGCCTCGACCTTGGCGGGCAAGACCGCAGCCGGCCAAAGCCGCTCCCGCGGCCGCTAGGGCCAGAATGCGGATCATTTGCCCACCATTCCTCTAATAGCTGCAATTGCCATCTTCTGAACCGCCTCCGGGGCGTCCTCAATCATTTCGTCCAGGCTGATCCGCTCAGATCCCTGTTCTGGCGGCGGGAACCGGAGCTGAGTGGACTTGACCCCGATGGCCTCAGCTATGATTTCCAGCTCTTCCAAATTGATCCGCCAGGGTTCCCGCTCGAGCCGCAGGTAGGACTCCCGCTCAATATCCAGGGCGTCGGCGCAGATGACGGCCGACACCCCCATGAACTTCCGCCATTCCCGCAGGAACAGGCGGACCCGGCGGGGCTGCGGCGGTTTAGCGATAGGAGTGCGGCGGCGTGTAACCATAGCGGTGACTATACTCTGCATGAACGATTCCGCTGTGACCGACCCGGCCACGATTCCCCTTGACAAGGGCGTGGCCGCTATGGTCACATGCGGTTCATGCAGGCAAATCACCCGCTCAAGACCTATCGAGAGACGCAAGACCCGAGACTGTCGCAAGCAGCTCTGGCCGAGCGTCTAGGCGTGACACGACATACCGTCCTCCGTTGGGAGAACGGCGGTCGCAGGATCGATGAAAAGAAGGTGTTCGACGTTGCCAGGATCACGGGCATCCCCGCCAAGGAATTGCGCCCTGATCTGGTAGAGAGGCTTGAGCAGCTTGTTGGAGCTGCTCAATGAGCGAGTTGCAGCCGATCGAAAATGCTGATTGGTTTGGCTGGCTTCTCGTCGAGTGTGCGTCGGGCTTCCACAATGCCGACCTCCGCGCCAGTCAACGAAACGATCAAGTTGAGTTGGGCGCCGCTCCCGATCGTGTACCCGACGCAGCGAAGGACGCCGTTGATTTTTCGGAAAGCTCCGAACCCGTCGAAATACATAGTCGAAACGTTGGCTGCCTGGACCAGCAGTTCTTCGTCGTTCATGTTCAACCCCTTGCCCTGAAAATGGGCACAGATTACGCACGGCCCTTAACTCGCCACAAGTTAAAATCGATGACGCGTGGGTGTTACGGGGTTTCCGCAGAGGTTGAGTCAAGTTGTAGTGTTCCTGGTGAAGGAACTTCAATTTGCGGGCGGCTTGCTCTTAGCGGCCTCCGTCAAGGCGATGACCAGCGCCTGGATCATTTCGGGCAGCTCGGACAATGGAATTGCGAGCCGCGCCACAACAACGCCCGTCGCATTCTGCCGGCTGAAAAGCGTGATGCGCACGATGCCGTCCACGATCTTCACTTCGTGGATTCCATCAAAGAAAATCTCTTGTGCGTTATGCGGATCGATCACGTCCATCGTATTTCTCCAAGGGGA